TGATCCAACTAATGAACCTGATCCAAATAATGAACCTGATCCAACTAATAAACCTGATCCAATTAATGAACCTGATCCAACTAATAAACCTGATCCAATTAATGAACCTGATCCAACTAATAAACCTGATCCAATTAATGGTTTTGGTCGTATAGCGAGACGTCGTAGTTTCAATCAATCAAGAAAACCAAAGTCACGTGTAAAAAGAGGACGAAGTGTTGCGAAGCCTAGAGCGAAGAGAACTAGTTATACAAAAATTGTGAGACCGAGGAAGAGTCGAACAAGATTTAGAAGTTTTGGTGTTAAAATTAATAAAGTTGTCCCAAAACCCATTAAACGAAGAAGTCAAAAAAGTACTCGTAACAAACGAAGTAAAAGTCGAGTCGTCCGTCGTAGAAGTCGTGTTATAAAAATTTAAATAATAATAATTAAATGTGTTTAAAGAATTGGGTAGTATATAAAATATAATAAGAGAAAGAGTGGAAGTAACAATTGGTAAAACAATCAAACAAACAAACAATAAAATGAGTTCTGTAATGCGTGCATCGAAGTTTAATGTTGGTATGATTACCCATGACAAGATCAAGCCTAAGGGAAAGGGAAAGATGGTTAAGATGACTGTTGATGGTGGTGGTTTGATTTGTCTTCAGCTTCCTATTTCTAAGGTTCCTTTTGGTCTTAGTACTTATGAGGATGAGAAGTCGGGTATTAAAAAGTATAGTTTGGAGGTTTCTCTTGGTGGATCTCCTGAGCTTGAAGCTTTTCACGATCTACTAGCTGATATTGATGAGCTTAATGTTGATAAAATTGTGTCTAATGCTGAAGCTTGGATTGGTGAGAAGAAGACTAAGGCTGTAGTTGAGGGTGCTCTTTATGGTTCTTTGATTAAGCCTGATAAGAAAGGTGAGTCTCCTTCTCGTTTTAAGATGAAGTTGCCTGTTTGGGAGGGTAAGCCGATGTTTACTGTTTATGGAAATGATAAGCAGCAGATTAAGACTTATGACCTTGTTGATGGTGTTCCTGTTCTTAATTGGGATTGGGCTCAGAATGGTATGGAGGCTAAGGTAATTGTTGAGTGTGAGGGTCTTTGGGTAGTGAATAAGAATATTTATTGTACTTGGCGTGCGGTATCTATTAAGGTTACTAAGAAGTCTAATCGTATTACTGAGTATTCATTTGAGGATGATGATGATGAGGTTGATGATAAGAAGAGTGATGGTGATTCGGTTGTATATGATGATGATGAAATTGATGACTCCGATGATGCCTAATAAATAAGTGTGTAATAAAAACCAAAAAAAATAATAATATAGTGTAAATGAGTAATATTTATAATATACGTATCTTGGTTGATTTCAATCAAGATAATTTGTCAAACATTAGTGAATATATAATAACTTTATTTCCTAATGGTTCTATGGAGGAAAGTTCTAAGTATAAACGAGGTCTTGGACCTTATTACAGAATCAAAAAAGATGATTCTTTAATAAAGAGCAATGATTGTTGTTCTATTTGTTTGGACAATTATAAGCCTGGGTTGTATAAGAGAACTATTGGTTGTAATCATACTTTTCATAAAAAGTGTATAGATAAATGGTTTAAGAGTTGTAAGGATATGACTTGTCCTATATGTAGAAAATATCATAATAATTTAATATCAATTTTAAAAGATTAATTCCCAAAATTTAATATTATTAAGATCTAATTGTTTTTGTCTGTTTATGTTAATAATTTTTTTACGGTTATTTCCCTTAACTGTCCTATTTTTTAAATCTATTCCAGAAAAATCCTCATAATCACCTAATGACCTAACGGTCCCCAAATTAAACTTTTCAATATCCTTTAATATTAATTTAAAAGATTTATTGAAAGATTTATTTAGTATAGAGTCTATTTGATCATTGAATCCAAATTTATAGTAAAGTCTAGTTCTTGCCAATAATTCAATATTTTTTCTTTTCTCCTTGTCATGGTCCCCCCATATAGTTTTTCTGTGATCTCTTTTGAAGCAGGTGAATACTATTGATTCGTTGGGACTCCAGAATGTCCAACCGCGCGTGTAGAGTCTTAGTGTTATGTCTAATTCTTCTCCAAAGAAAAGATAAAAAAGATATGGATCATAGGGTGCATCGCGTAGTATATTTGATTTTGAGAATGAAAAACATGCTCCCCATGCTTGTGATTTGAATGGTTTATTGGGTGGTTTACCAACGTGATATTCGGATTGTATTCTTGTAAAATGATCATTTACCTTTATACCTTCTACGTACAACCCCGACCTCAAAATTTTTGTATCATATTTACCTGTAACTAAATCATATTCCGGTGGGTATTGTGTTAGTACTGATAAATCGGGTAGTTCTTTTAGCATTTGAATCAACCTTGTGTCCCAATTTTTATCAAACATTGTGTGTGAATCTATTTGTAAATAATATTCTTCGTTGTCCCATTTTTTTTGAATTAGGTAGCGTGCCCAGTTAGGACCCATCGCATTTTCATAGGGGACTGTTTCTAAAATAACGTTAGATTTGTCTAGTAATAATTGTGGCAATCCCGATACTGATTTATCATTTGTTCCGTTTTGTTCGTATATGTGTATCCATATATTTTTAGGGTATTTTGAATTATTTATAAGGTTGGTGACGGTCCTTAGTATTTCTGGATCTCTGTAGCTAGCTATACTTACAAATATTTGATTTTTTTTTAAATTATTGTCATTGTATTCAACACTGTCTAGGTTCTTTTTAAACATATCTTTATAATCTTTGTAAGAACTGTCAATATCCAAAGAAACAAATTTTTCGGAGCATAAATCGCAATAAATGTATATAAAGATATATATTATAGTAATAATAAAAAGGATTAAAATTGTCATCTTACTGTGCATTTTTATTAAAATTTAAATAAATATACACAATAACATCCAATTCAAATGAGTAAGAGTTTCGAAGACGATAGTGACAACAGTGACAACAGTTACAACGGTGATAGTGTTTTGGATTTATCAACTCCCCATGTTACAAGAATTGAGATAGTTAAAATATTAGGTATGAGACCAAAGAATCTAGATTATTATCGTAGAGCTTTTGTTCACAAATCTATTAATAGGAATGTTAAGAAAGCTAAGAATCAAAAGGTGTTGGATTATATGATGGAATCCAATGAAAGACTTGAACTTTTGGGTGATTCTGTGTTGGGGTTGGTTGTAACAAATTATTTGTTCGATAAGTTTCCAGATAAAGCAGAAGGTTTTCTAACTAGAACAAAAACTAAGATTGTTCGTAGGGAAGGTTGTGCATTATTTGCGAGAGAATTAAATCTTGGTGAATTTATACTTACTAGTGACCATATAACAATTAATAAGCAATCTGATAAAATTTTAGAAGATACATTTGAGGCATTTGTTGGTGCTATTTACAAAGATTTGGGATTTAAGTCTGCGACTGTTTTTATAACTAGACTTATAGAAAAATGTATTAATTTTGATACGATTCTAATTGATAATAATTATAAAGATGTTTTGCTCAGGTATTCTCAGGGTAAAGGTTATCCACTACCAATTTATGAAGAAGAGAATAAGGAGGGTCCTGCACATAGTTGTAAATTTACAATGTCTGTAAAATTAATAATCACTAGTAATGGAAGTACTTGTTTTATTAAGGCTGTGGGTGTAGAAAAAAGTAAAAAACAGGCTGAGCAGGTTGGTGCAAAGAATTTGTTAGATAAATTAGATCAGGATGATTTAAATATTTTTATAAATAGGGATAATCCTTTGGAATAAATTAAGTTAAAGTTTTTAAAAAATTTCTTGGGTAATAGTATAATAATGGTTGTAACACAAAGTGTGAACAACAATGTGGCCCAAGTATTTATGATAATATTATTTGTCGTATTGGCAACTAGTAGTTGTTCTTATTTTTATAATAAATTAACTGATCGTGTAGAACCAATAACTAGTGATATTGATGGTAAACATTATTCTGTTAGGTCTGACGTAACCGATAAACAAGAGACCGCTGATTATTTAGCAACAATATCAGAAAAAGTTGATAATCTTGTTAAATATATGGTAACTAACGATCTTCCCGATAAAGATATTTCTGACAGATTGGAAAGTAGGTGGGGTGGTTGTAAGTTTAGAGAGACTGCTAGTCATGAAGTTGTTGCTGCCTATACTATTAATAAAGGTGATGAAATGAGACTTTGTGTTCGTGATTCAAATAATGTTTTGGAAAATATTAATACAAGTATGTTTGTAGTTTTGCACGAATTGGCCCACATAATGTCTGTAACTTATGGACATAATGAGGAATTTAGGAATAATTTTAGTTATATAGTTCATCTTGCTAGTAGTCTAGGATACTATAAACCAGAAGATTTTGAAAATAAACCTGTAAGTTATTGTGGAACTGAAATTAATACAACTCCTTGTATGTCCGGGACTTGCGAATATACACCCAGTCAAGCACCAGACATAAGTTCAATTAGAAATACAAGAGGCCTTTATAAATATTAATTATAATTTAATTCAATTTAAAATGTTTATAACTAGTAAATGCCGTTGTCACACAAGAAGAGTCAATATAAAAAAGTAAGACCGTCTAAAAGAATGTTAACATTTGGTGCTTCGGGTCCTGGTTATAATGGACCAACTTCCTTTACAAATGGGTATGCTAATTATTTTGGAGCACAATCCCCTTTTATAATACCAACCGAAGGATTAATTTCAAATCCAGGAAGTAATGGTGGTCTCATAGGTTCTGGACCAACTAATTATCAGATGCCAACTGGTTTGTATTCGTATTCTTTCGGAAAAAGAAATAGTTTCTTAAGTTCATTTAAGAAGAAGAAAAGTAAGAAGAAGAAAAGTAAGAAAAGTAAGAAAAGTAAGAAAAGTAAGAAAAGTAAAAGTAAGAAGAGTAATAAAAGTAATAAAAGTAAGAAAAGTAAAAGTAAGAAAAGTAAAAGAAGAAGATAATAATGGAAAGTGTAAAGCTGAGTAGATGTAATGTGTGTAATAAAAAAACATTGATAGGTATAAATTGTTCGTGTGGATTATATGTATGTATGTTCCATAGACATCCTGAAGATCACAATTGTAAAAATAATGAAAAAATAATGCTTAATGATAAAGAAAAGTTAAGACAGCGTATTATGAAACAGAGCACCAAAATCCTAAAATTGGAAAAAATATAATTAGAGTAATTTAATTAGCTCTTCCTTAATTTCACGTTCTAATGTATCGGGAAATTTAATTTCAAAATATATTATGAGATTTCCATAATCTGTCATACCTTCGTTTTCTATGGTTTTAACTGTGGAAGGACTTATAACACTCGTTCCTTGAATATCTAATGTTCTAGAATCTAAGTGTGTTATAGATCTTTCAAATCCCGTAAGTGCTTCTTTTAGACTTAGTGTTAATGTTATTCTCAAATCATCCTTAACTCTTTCAAATACTGAATGTCTTTTTTCAGTAATATGTACTATGAGATCGTGGTTGTCAATATAATTTTTGAATTTTAGTGGAATTGTTGAATCAAACCCTTCAGGTATAGTAATGACAGCCTTATTTATTATAACTTCTTCGTCCGGTACTAGGAATACTGCCTGAAAAGAACTGGCACCCATTAGATTAACGACACCTTGCATTTCTGGACTTACTTCCATTTGTTTCATACCGTGGATTATTTTAAGCGTATATTCTATTTCAAATTCCCCACCAATATATAACTCCTCTAACGAAAGTGTTAAATAGGCTTTTGCTGAACTTCCTTTGGGTGACATGTTATTGAATATTGAGTCACCAAACATGGATTCTAGTGGGTTTCCGAACATACCACTTGCAAATGCGGCGAATATTTCGGAAAGATCTGGGAATTCGTCTGATATGTTTGATGGGTTTGTAATTGTTGTGTATGCTTGTGTAATTTTTTTAAATTCTTCTATAGCATTTGGGTCACTGTTTTTATCTGGGTGGTATTTTAAAGCTAATTTGTGATATGCTTTTTTAATAGTTGATTTAGAATCATTTTTAGATACTCCTAGTATTTTATAAGGATCGTCCATTATTAATATGTTAGTATTATATTATTAATTAAAATAAAACGTTATATATAACAAATGGAAATAATTCCTATATTAATATTATTATTAATAATAGTGTATACTTTATATCATTTTAGTTGTAGAAATGAATATTTTGGGATACCGTTTGAAAATATTCCGTTAATTATACACCAAACTTGGAAAACTAAGGATCTAGACAATATAGATAAAAAATTTCTTAAGGGTATAAATTCTTGGAAACAATTAAATCCTGAATTTGAACATAGATTATATGATGACGCAGACTGTTTAAATTTTATAAAATCAGAATATCCAATGTATTTAGATTTCTATGAATCACTCGAACTTCCTGTACAAAAAGCAGATATATTTAGATATCTTATAATTAATAAATATGGTGGCATTTATGCTGACATAGATACTCTTTGTTTAAAAAATATTAAGGAAACATTAGATGCTCCTATGATTGTAGGTATAGAATATCTTCCAGATATTAATAAAGGTAAGATACAATATAATCAATGGTTCTTTGGATCTGTCCCCAATAATCCAATATTTATTAAAGTTGTTGATGAAATAGTGAACCGTAAAAAAAAATTGGATTTTTGGGGACCAACGATTATGTTGAGTCTTGATAATAGGATAGTTAGTGATATCGAGGTGACTTTATGGCTTACTGGTCCTTATGTGTTTAGTGATTTTGTAAGTAAAGTGTCGAAAGATTCTATCCATATATATGATAGTTGTGTATTTGGTTCATACGATTCAAGACCTAGTTGTAGAAATAAAGGATACTTAATTCATGGATTCGATGGGACATGGAAGGGTATAGATAGGTGGCCTGAATCTAGGATTATACAATTTACATAAATTTCTTAATTTTTTTGAAACCATCCTTTTTAAAATTCCATCCGTCGAATTTAGGGTCAGGATTTGTTTTGTTATTACAATCACTATACAGACCATCATCCTCCTTTTTAGAAAAGTCAATTCCCGAAGCCAACCAATAGTCTTCCATATTCCTAAATTTACCAAAACCGTATGAATGAAGATCTCTAATGAAATCTTTGTCTACTATACTGGATTCTTTTTCTATCCCGAGTAGAAATAAAACTCTTTTCTCTGCCTTTATCCTACAATCTGAAGAGTCTTTATGATCTGTCCAATATTTTGGTTTTTCTAAACGTCCATAATGATGCCATGCAACTTTTATGTTGGGTGTGTAAAAATCATATCCGTGTGTCCATAGTCTAGCGGATAACAATGTTTCTTCTCCTTGGAATAGATGGCTTAGATTTGGGTCATATGGTATTTCATCTAGGAAGTTTCCATTTAAGAACATAAAACCTCCTGCAGCAAATGGTTTTGGTGAACGTTTTGGTTTATATTCTTTTGGTTCTCCATTATAACTAATTTCTTCGTTATTTGTCCAACCAGCTAGAAATGTTGGTATTTTATCATTATTTAGTTTTCCGTTGCACATTTCTGGGTATCCATCTATTTTAATTTGTTCTTCTGTTGCTGGGTATGATGATAGTATTGGCTTATTTGAGTCTAACTTACACTGTCTATACATATTAATAATGTCTGTGTCCCAGTGTTTATTAAAATGTGTATGTGAATCTATTTGTAAAAAGAATTCTTCTCCATCCCATAAAGTAGAACACCAATATCTAGCATAGGTTGGACCTTTAGCTTTCATATAATCCATACTAATATCCTTTATTTGTTTTTTATATTTAGGGTCTAGTCCTAGTTCACACTTTTCCGTGTCTTCTTTATTTTGTTGGCATGTTCCTACTATTATGTTAAATGGATTATCTGCATTATCAAATATAGACTTTAGTGTTTGTTGACATTCATCATCTCTGTAACTAGCTATGCTTACAAATATTTTATTAGGTTTAGTATCAATTTTAATAGGATTTTTAAAAGGTATAAAGTCTATGCAAGTACTTCCAAAATATTCAGTAAAGTGTTCATTGGCATTCAAATATAACAAAAAAATATTTAAGAATACTAGTATTATAAATACGACCGACCAATGGGTATTCGTCGTGGGTTTATTATCTAAAACCATTCTTTATTTAATACTAAATATTTTTATTCGGGTGAACAAATTATTTAATATGTATGGTGTTGTTAAATGGATTGCGAACTTACTAAAAATATGCCATTTGGTGCATTTATTGTTTTTGTAGGATCTTTGGTAATATTTATGTATATATTGATTGATGATTATAATAAAACTAAGGAAGGTGCGCGTAATAAAGAAGATATTTTATGGATTTATATATTCTTGTTTATGTTGTTGAGTTGTGTTGTTATTTCTGGGATGTGTATTGTTAGGAATAATAATATTATTGGAAATAGTAAATTGGGTAAAAATATAACTAAAAATATAAGTAACAAATTAGAATCCTTTAAAACATTACTCCCTAGTTTTATAGGGAAAAGGAGATTCTAAAAATTCTAAATCGTCTATGTGTAATTCTTTCCAAGGAAATATAATAATTGTGGAATCTTCTTTATGATAATCTACCATAGTATTACCTACTGCTCTAAAAACAGATATAATAACCTGTTCATTTTGTGTTGATGAATATTTAATTTTTTTAATATTTTTAAAATTTTCTGTCGTTATAATTTCATTGAATTGTAATTGTTCATCATCGATAATGAATATAGGTTTTTTTTGAATTTTTATTAGTTTTAGGAAATTATTTGCTGTTTCTTTAGATACGTTAATTGTAATATCATTAATATTTTTATTAACGGGTTTTAAAAGTTTTCCCACTACATATCTTGGTCTTTCGTCTGGCCAAAAAAATATGTATGGTGATGGTTTGCTTGACGATTTACTTGAAGCTATATATGTTCCACCACCTTCTACAACATCGGATGATCTTAAATTTTTATCAACACTATCATCGGTTTTTAATTTATCTATAAGGGTAACATCTTTAAGATCTGGATATGGCAAACCCCACCCATAATTATTTACCGTTCCAGGATAACTAATATTTTCTAAATTTGGTTGACCAGCAACAACATTATCTTCAAATTCACAATTATTAATACCCCTTACAAACCAAAAATATCCACCGCCTTTCATATTTTTCGGAATGCCTGATCTATTATTATAGTCAGTATAACCACTTGTACCCCATTCAGATCCCCAAGAATTTAAACATATCCAGTATGGAATGCCGCTGTATTCACCCCAACCAGTAATAGTAATTGCATGACCACTCATTGGTTCTGTCCCATCTTCAATATGCATATATATTAACGAATCTTTAGAACCACCCACCAAATTATCCTGATTCCCCTTAACCTTGTAACCTTGTCCACCCATACCTTTTGTCCCAAATTCGTATTGGAAATCAGAATATATTTGATAACCGGTTGTCACTGGTCCCCTTTCCATAATTTCTCTTTGAATATTTGTCATACTCGATTTAACCTGGTAAGCATTTTTAGCTCTAAATCTAAATATTTGTGGATTTATCCATGGTACATTTCTATTGATTGTTACTGGTTCGACGCCATCTTTTTCAGATTGAGTAATAATATCCATTAATTCCGAACTATTAATTTTATTATTGGTTGAATAACTAGAACAGTATGAATAATTAGGACCTAACGTTTCTTTGCATCCTCTTGTGTCGTCTCCTTCTTCCCAGTCGTCAAGATTATAACCTGTGCATACACTTGTTGGTGTTCCTGTATCTCTTACTATTTTCCAAGCATTTATAAGGGAACCACCAGAACATGAAGGATTATTTGTTTTGTCTGATTTATACATTTCTTTATAGCATTCAGGGTAACAGCATGCAATTAATTTTTCTGCAGATAATGGTAGTGGTTTACTGAACCATTGTTCTTTCCATTTTTTTAGAACAATAACATTATCGATGTCTTTCCAATCTGAGAATGTTCTTTTTGCTCTATCGATTATTTTATACAATTGTGGTTTTTCTGAAGTAAATCTAATACTTCCAAAACTGTGAAAATTTAATATATAAATAAGTATATTCATTGCTTCGGATGATTCATTAATATTTTCCGACAAAGCTTTTTCGTATGATTTTTTGGCTATATTAACCCATTCATTTTCTGATATTACTCCATCTTTATTTGTATCTATTTTATCAACTATTTTGGTTATTGTAATCTTGTTAAATTTATATATACCTTCTATGTTATCCATGGTATGATCTAAAGCTTGTTGATTAAGTTGTGGGTAGTTACGACAACCAGTATCACCACATGTTTCTATATAAAATCTAGAACTTAGTGCAGTAACTGTTGCGAAAGCCCAACAACTTCCACAACTTCCTTGATATAGTGCATCTGGTAAACATCCAGGCCATTTATCCCATGCATTAAAATAGTTTGGGAATGTCAATAGATTCCCTTGTTCTAAATGAACATGATTGTCTGTTATATTTGTATGATCGAAATCTTTTTTAGTATGAAATCCACGTTTATCATGATGTGAAATACTTTTCAATTTATCTATAATATCTTTTATGTCTTTTTTCTCAACTTTTAATGTCCTGTTCCCGTTGTTATTTTCATTACTCGACTTCTCAGTACTTGACTGGGTACTACTTTTAAAGGTACCAATATCTGTAAAACTTGGTGGTGCTTTAAAATTAGTTATTTCAAAATATTCATATTTTAACATTCCAAAATGTTCTGTATTGCAGTAAAATAATATTAAAAATAGTAATAATAGTAAAATTAATATAATTGGCACCAATTGTGTCATTGATTATAATAAATATTTAAATTTAAAATATTTATAATAATAAATGGAAGATCAATCGCTAACAAATAAAATACCAATTAGGTGGAATCGTAATTTTAAAACATTAAATGTAAACGGTGTAAAACCACCCAAAGACAGTTTAATCGTAGACCAGTTTGACAAGAATTCTACAGCCTTCCCACTATTCCAGATAGATGCAAGGAGTCCTTACAAGGTCCAATATATGGTTAATCAGTACGGAGGACTTAATACGAAATTTGGAACTATGATGGGGGCATCAAAATAGTTTAAACATTTGGGTGGCTTATAAATTATAAAAAGTTTATTACAAGGATGAATTCGCTAACATTGTCTAGTAATCAGATTGATGTTATAGACAATTTGGGTGAATATAATGTGTTGGTAGATTCTGTTGCTGGGAGTGGAAAGACTACTACTATTTTGCATATTGCTAAGCGGTATCCTGAGTTTAAGTTTTTGTTGTTAACGTATAATAAGAAATTGAAATTTGAAACAAGGCAGCGTGTTGAAAATGATGGATTAACTAATGTTGAGACTCATAGTTATCATTCGTTTTGTGTAAAGTATTATCTTCGTACGTGTTTTACCGATTCGGGAATTATTAAGATAGTTAAAGGTGATATTGAATGTCTTAAAAAGTTTGGGTATGATTATATAGTACTTGATGAATCACAGGATTTAACTCCATTGTATTTTAGTTTGATTTGTAAATTGTATTATGATTCTACTTTTGATTATGCTAAATTTTGTGTTTTGGGTGATAAAAATCAAAGTATTTACGCTTTTAACAAGGCAGATGAGCGTTTTATAGTTTTTGCTGATAGGATTTTCAATATTAATCAGTTTGGGTGGAAGCGTGTAAAGTTGGATACTAGATTTAGGATTACTAAACCTATGGCTTTGTTTGTAAATAATTGTTTGTTGGGGTATGAGAATCTAAAATCTATTAAGAATGGAAGTAAAGTTAGATATCTAATTTGCAATAGTTTTTGTTCTAAATATGGTGGTAAAGTTTATGATGAGTTTAAGATGTATATTAGGATGGGTTATGATTATAGTGATATTTTTATTTTGGCACCTTCTGTTCGTAGTGACCGAAGTCCTCCAAGAAAGTTAGCTAATTATATGTCTAGTAAAGGTATCCCAATTTACGTTCCCAATAATGATGAGCAGAAATTGGATGAAGATGTTTTGAAGAATAAGGTTGGTTTTTCGACATTCCATCAGGTAAAGGGTTTGGAACGTAAAGTTGTAATTGTATTTGGTTTTGATGCTAGTTATTTTGAGTTTTATAAAAAAGATTCCGATCAATTGATTTGCCCTAATGAAATTTACGTAGCTACAACTCGTGCTAAAGAACAATTGACAGTTATTCATCACAAGGGTAATGATTTTATGCCGTTTATAGATAGGAGTAATCTTCCAAATATAGTTGATATAAATGGGTATATGGGAGAAATGAAAAGTAGTAAAAATTTCAGTAGTAAACCCAAAGCCGTTTCTGTAACAGATGTTACTAAATATTTACCCGTAGAGGTTGTAGAAACTGCTGTTGGTTTTTTAACTATTAATCAAGTTCAGAACAGAGATAAAATGATAGAAATTTCCGTAAAAAGTAAACAAGGAGATTTGTATGAAAATGTATCCGAAATAACTGGTGTAGCTATTCCATCCTATTTTGCGCTTATTAAAACAGGAGAAATGTATACAAGTACTAAATCTGTTAATAACATTAGTACTTCAGAATTATTGAAATTGAGTAATAAGTTTTGTGCTGGTAAGACTGGTTATAATTATAAACTTACACAAATTAAAAATTATGATTGGTTGGAACAATGTGATTTAGATTCCTGTGTTACTAGGTTGGAAAAACATATTTCTAAAAATTCAATATTCGAAAAAGAATACGTTCATTATAATTTTGATGAATTGATCGGTATGGATCTAACTGGTAATATAGATTGTATTGACGTCGTCACCGACGGTACAATAAATGTTTGGGAATTTAAGTGTGTTTCTAAGATTGAGGATGAACATTATATTCAGTTGGCGTTGTACGCATATTTGTATTATAAAAATAAACCATCACACAAAGACAGATCAAAATTTTACGTATTCAATATTCTAGACAATAGTATATTTAAATTAGAAATAGATCACGTAAATCTTGTAGCCATGGTTAAATATTTATTTAATTACAAGTACGGAGATAGAAAAGTTATTTCCGATAAAGAATTTTTCGCCAATTGTGAGAATTCTGTGAAAATAGCATCAAATATGGGTTAACAATTCTCCGAAATAACCTTAATTTCATCACATTTATCTTTTACACAAGTTTTTAATTGTTTGTTTGCATTAATAATATTACGGACAACACCGAGTTGTGTTTCGGTTGGTGTGCATTCGCAAGCTAGTGAAATATAATATTTATCATTTCCGTCGGATGCTTCTAGTCCATTTGAAACATTACCCGATTCCATAAAATTCAAAAAATCACAATTTGAGCAATTTGGTGGATATTCAAACCCTGGGGGTTCGGTTGGTTCGTATGAAGTTGGTGGTGATGTGTTTAAACATTTATTTGCTAATGATGTTAAATTACATTTTTCATAGTCGGAAACACAGTCTTTATAATTTATATTTTTCGTTTTTAGGTCATCTAATATACTTAATTGTGAGTCAGATGGTAAGCATCCGCATTGGTTTGCAAAGATTTTTTTTCTATTAAAATTTGTTTGATCTGTGTCTGTGTCTGTTATACAGTCTGTAAACATTTTTTCAAAAAATTCACAATCTTCGCATTCAAAGTATTTTTCTAGAATGCATTTATTATTAATATCATCCATTTCGGGATTATCATCATCGGTAATATTTTTATTAAATAGTGTGTTCTGTAGTTTTATGTGGTCTATGGTTGGTACACACCCACATGAATCGGAAACATATAGTCTTTTTTGTAAAATAGTTTTATCGTTATCGTTCAAGTCTATGATGTTATCATAGGCCATTTTCATACAAGGTTTGTTTATGTGTTCTTTAAATGTACAATTAGTACAAACAGGATTAATAGATGAAAAACAATCTATAAGCAAATCATTCATTTCGGGTAAGCATATATTTTCACCACAGTGTTTAATAGTGTCTGCGTCCATATTCTTAATTATGTCGAGTTGTTGTTCTGTGGGTGAACATTTCATATTTGACTGATCTTTCATTCCGTTAAAAAATTGACAACTTGAACAAACTCCTTCTGAATTAATAATATTGCTATTGTTGATCGGTGGAATATTAACTTTATCATCTTTATCCACTTTATTGTTTACAACAATTGCTATAATAATTGCTGTAATAATTGCTAAAATAATTGCTAAAATGGTTAATGTGCTTTTTGGATATTTTTTAACTAGTTTTATAAAATCTGTGAATAATGTCATTACTTTATAATTAGTTAATATTTTAAATATTTTATATATTATAAGTAAATGGCACAGTTAGCCGATTATATAGCATTAATAAGGTTAACTCCCGAAGAACATGGGTATATGCATAAATTAGCTGTTGAATCATATGACGATATTTATAATAACATAATGTCAAAAGGAAAAACTAAATTAAGATCTCAATTTTTAGGAGGTAATCCAGTAACTTTGGAGAAAAAGGATTTTCCAACCTTGGTAAATAATGAATATGTTGTGTCTACCAAAGCTGATGGTATGCGTTTTTTGCTTATGATTGGTAATAAATCAGAATTCGATCAGCGTCATTTATTTTTCGTCGATCGTAATAAGGATTTTTGGATTATTGTTAACAATGGAGAAGAATTACCCAAAATAGGTAATATTCCTAATTGTTTGATTGATGGAGAGTTATTGTTATGGGGTGGAGATTTGGTGTATAATGAAGATATTATACGATTGACGCCTGTTAATAAGATAAAACCTTTGATGGTATTTTCTGCATTTGATATTTTATATGGTCCGACAGATCCAAAGTTTGATGGTGTTAATGCAAATTTAAAATTAGATTTGGGAAGTTCTGGTGGATTTATGGGTCCTAAGGGTGGTTATAGGTGGCCATGGAATAAGCGTTATTCTGTGTTGAGTACTATGTTGACTAATGATTATTCTAGTTTAAAATCATATAATTCCAATTTAGATACATTATTTAGATTTAAGATGGTTGTATCACCATTTATAGATCTTAAAACAGTATTAAAGGCCAAAGATCCATACAGTTATATGAAAACAGTGTTTAGTAAGGGTCTTAAATATCAATTTCCAGAAATTCCTACCGGGTTGGTTAAAAAAACAGATGGTTTAATTTTAACACCGACCAATACAGAATATTTGAAGGGTTCGTGGACATTTTGTGGTAATGACCAGTTTAAATGGAAACCTTCTGATGAATTAACGGTCGATTTAAAAATTGGTAAGGAAATTAAGATTATTATTGATGTAGATGGGGAGTCTCAAACAATAGCTGGTTACTCTGGATATACTCGTAGGGGAAATAAGATGGTAAGAATAGGTAATATAATATTTGATTCAAATGTGAAGCCGAAGGCGAGTATAGTTGAATGTTTGTGGTTAAATGATCCAAATAATCCAACTATATTTGAATATAAGAATGATAGACTTGATAAGAAACAACCAAATGCTGAAAAAACTGTTTTAAGTGTTATTGAGGCTATTAGGGATCCATTTTCTATGAAAGCTTTAAAGATAGTTTATGAATATGGTGTAGATAAATTAATAACTATTTCAAAAACGAATAAGATTCCAAAGCAGATAGAAACAGTTTTACATCAACTAAACGAACCGTTTAAAATTAAATGTATATTAAATAAATTTCCAGAAAAGATATTTAGTATAGATGAATTAGAAAAGTTAAGACAGCTCGTCGTTAAGGCTCAAAAAAATCCAAATTCCGAATTAGAAACTAGATTTAACTTTCCAATGAATCTTCCATATTTTAATTGTTTGGTTTCTAAGCTAAGGGATAGTGATTATGTTCAACCATTGCCTGTATTAAAATTATATGGTAAAAACGGTGAAAGAACTAGTAGTGTAATATTGGGTGATCATAAAGTAAGGGAAGAATCTACTGTTAAGAGTACTATAGATAAGATAAGATTTAATAAAAATTATGTTATGGGGAAATTAAATTATGATATAAAACATTTAGATACAGTGTTATCAGAAGAGAATATATATAAACCGAATAAACTATTTAAACCAGAACTGTATAGATACCAAGTTAGATACGAAATAGACCCACTTCCATTATCACCCATCGGTAAAACTCCAAGTGTATTATGGAGACTAGATATAACAGAATATGGGGATTCGAAAATAAGTAGTGAAAAAGCCAAACATGAGTATGAAATAAATCCCAAGACCAGTATAGAAATAGAATATGCTCCGGGTGACCAAGAAAATTCTGTATGGAAATATTACGAGGATAATATGAGTCAAAAAAATTTAATGAATGTTATTGATATATTTAGATTGAATGTTGGTGGTAATATTAATTCTGCAATCGTAAAGAAGAAATTGGATGAGCGTGTGGATAAATTGTTAAGGATAGATCCTGAATTTGCTGTTAAAGATTATTGTAAGCTTGTTAATTGGGTTTTAAAAATAATATATGGTTAATTTAAAATTACATTAATAATTCAATATGGGTTATTGATTTCATAGATAATTTAATTTTTGAAACCAACGTTAATTTATTATTATAACAATTTAAAATTCTCAAACGTGGTAAATAGGGGAGTGTTTTTAAACTATTATAACTACAATTTAAATTATTCACGAGTGGTAAGTGTGGTAGAATTGATAAACTATTATGACTACAATTTAAAATAGTCGCGCATGGTAAGTCGGGAAGGGTTGTTAATTTATTATAATCACAATATAATTTAGTCACTTTTGGTAAATTTGGTAAGGTTATTAATTTATTACCGTTACAATATAATTCTTGTACGTTTGGTAAATATGGTAAGATTATTAATTTATTACCGTTACAATATAATTCTTGTACGTTTGATAAATCTGGTAAGGTTATTAATTTATTACCGTTACAATATAATTTAGTCACTTTTGATAAATCTGGTAAGGTTATTAATTTATTACCGTTACAATATAGTTCTTGTACGTTTGGTAAATTTGGTAAGGTTATTAATTTATTACCGTTACAATATAGTTCTTGTACGTTTGGTAAATTTGGTAAGGTTATTAATTTATTATAGGCACAACTTAATTTTTTCACGCTTGGTAAGTTTGGAAGAATTGTTAAATTGTTATTACTACAACGTAATTCGGTCAAACAAAAAGGTAGAGTGGGTAGAATGTGCAAATCATTACGTTCACAAACAAGAGTAATTAGATTTGTAAATTGTGTTATTTTTACGTTTTTTATGAACTCTCCTTGTTTGAGGTATCTTGTGTTATTATCTAATTTTAATTTTAAAATTTTTGTTGGGTCTTTATTTTTTATATGAATATAATCTATTAGGTCATGATAATATCGTGATAAAAGTGGTTCGTATATTAATAGATTATCCACGTCCTTGTCGTTTCCAAGATAAAATTGTACATTATTTAAAATATCAACAATCATATTATATGTTTATTAAATTAATAATTATATCTCTAAATTATTGAAATAGTTTAAAAATATGAATAATATTAATAATAAAATGGATAACAAATTAAATGTATTATGGTTTGGGGATATTGGAAGAAGGAATAGTTTTTCTCGTATTTCTGAATCAGTGATACCATTTCTTGCTAAAAAATGCCAGATAACAGTATTGGCACCTCCCGAACATCAAATACTAGACCCATTTTATTGCGAAAACACAGAAGTAGTAAACATAGGAGATTCCGCTCAAATAGGTATAAAATACGATGATTTTAAAAAAATGGTGCCAGATGCTCCCGAGGATCAATTGATGATGAAATATTCTTTGTTGCAGGCTGGATTTTTGTGTGATAATAAAAAAATAGATGTTTTGGTGTTTCTTGGTGGGAATTTTGTTATTGAGTGGTTTATGAGGCTTATTAATCAGCGTAGAACTTGTATTCCGTCTAAGATTGTTGTTTGGACTCCTTTTGAATATATCCCTAGTGATTCAATTATTGAGAATATTATTAAGGCTGATTATTTGGTAACAACGAATCCAATAATGGCTGGTATATTAGGTCACCACAAACCTGTTGAATGGGTACATCATGGAATATCTCCTACTTTTAGAAAAATTAAGAGGAAAGAAGCTGTACATAATTTAAATAAAATTAGAGAAAGTTTTTATTTGTGTGTTAATAAATTTAATAAAAATGATAAAATAATTTTGAATGCTAATAATTTTATTCCCCGAAAGCGGTTAGATTTGACTATGGATCTTTGTGTAAAAATTTGGGATGATCCTTTGGTTGTTATTAAACCTAAGCTTTGGTTGCATACTAATACTAAGGATCCTAAGTTTAAGGGTTTTATAAATGTTTATAAGAAATTTTTAGATATGGGTTTGGTAATTATTACGCGTAACAATACAAGTGAAGAAACACTAAATAATATTTATAACATGTGTGATATTGGGTTACAAACATCTACTGGTGAAGGGTGGAGTTTGACTAATTGTGAGCATGAATTAACTGGTGCTATACAAATAGTTCCTGATTTTTTGGCGACTAAGTTTAATTTCTCCGATTCTGGTTTGTTGATTCCGGTTACTTTGGAAACGGAAAATAATAACACTGTTGGTATTATTGATAAAACCGAAGGAGAAAACATATTAAAGAAATGCGTCATTAATAGATTAGAAAGAAAAGAAAGTATAAATAAATATACTTGGGAATCAGCAGCATTAAAGTTATTAGAAATATTAGAAAAATGTCGGTAATTTCTTATAAGAATTTTGACTTTACTAAGTTGGAGTTTAGTAATGTGAAGGCAAGTAAAACTGGACCCCGAACTGTCTATTTTAATTATCCCAATCAGGAAGATACGTTTTTCCAAACTCCTAAAGTTAAAGTAACGTTTAATCCTTATGACACTAATTTTTGTGTTACGGCTGATGAAGCGCTAGAATCTAAGCTTCGTGAATTTGAGACTCATATTATTAATAATGCTGTTAAACATAGTTCTGAGTGGTTTGGTGGTGTTAAGACTAAGGATGAGGTTGAGTCTATGTTTATTTCACTTCTTTCTAAATCAAGTGGTGATTTCCCTCCATTTGTACGAATTAATTTTACACAGGGTTGTGAAATTTACAACAATGATGCTGAAATGGTGGATAATAGTAAAATTATTCGTGGTACGCAGGTACGTCTTATTCTAAAGTTTGTTAAATTGTATATTAAGGAAAAGGATGGTGGTGGTTTGACTATGAGGTGTAATTTCGATTTGAATCAGGTTCGTATTTCTGAGCAGCCTGAGGAATCTAAGCCAACTAGTTATGCATTTGTGGATTCGGATGAAGAATAATAATTTAGGTGCGTAAGTAATTTAATAAATAAATAGTATTGATTGTTAAAGACTATGTCAGTATTGATGCCTACTGAAGTACAGTTGGATAAACTTGTATATCATACGCCTATTAAGGAAAAAGGTTACCATAAAAGTATAATAACGTATAGTGATAAAATAAAAGAAGTAATTTTACAAACTCCTCCTTTAGAATTAAAGGGTTTAAATGATGGTTTTGAATTAAAGATAACAAAAAATAAAAAGCAAGCAAATTTTTATACGATTCTTAGATCATTGGAGCATGTTTCCATAAATACTATGACAAATAATTCTGAATCTTGGTTTGGTAAGAATATTCCCCAGAATAAACTTAAGTCTATGTTTAGAAGTTGTTTGTATAGTCCCGATACTATTAATGGTGAATTTACACTTAGACTCAAAAAAGATAAACATATTCAGATTTACAATTCAAAAAAACAATTAACAACCATAGATGAAATAAAACCAGAAGATAATCTGTTGTGCTTATTGAAAATAAACGGTATTCTTTTTGGGAAAAATACATCCAAGTTGGATATTAGAATCGTACAGATAAGAGTATGTCCCGAACCAACCAAACTCCCACAAGGATGTAACGTTAACAACGACTCGGATGAAGAATCTGTAAGTGACTACGATTCAGACATGGATAATGATTTTAATTTTACGAGAACTGTATCCGACGTTGTACATAAATCAAAAGAAATTGACGATAATGTTAGAACGGTGGATTATGTTATTCCAGAGTCTTTGGCTAAGATGCAAGAATTAGATATTCAAAAGAATGATCACGAACCCGTTGTTGATTCTGTCGTTGATTCTGTAATTGATTCTGTCGTTAGTGCTGTAACAAGTGTTATGTCTGGTGGAGAAGAAGAAGAAATTATTCAGCCAATTATTGATTCAGATTTTGATGCTATACTTAAAAATTTAAGAGTTAAGATGGCAAATGCTGCATCCGATGGAGATTTAAGAAGAATAGAAGAAATTGCTTGTGAAATAGTACAACTTAAAGCTTCTAAATAAATGTTAAAAAAATCTTAAAAAAACAATAAAAAACATAAAAAACATGAATATCCAAAGATATTTTGGGTACTCTTCAGTATCTTTAACAAGAGTGATCATTTTAATTTCATTCGTGTTCAAGGTATCAACACTTCCTTTAGATATGCTAATACATCCTCCTATTATATCACGTTTGTATTTAATGTCTAAACCATCTATCAATGATCCGTGTATACTAATGTCGGGACAAGAATTAGTGTTGTGTGGATACATAGCGTGTTTATAATATCCTTTATCTCCCCACTGTTCACCCCAACTATTTTTAATTATCCAGTATCCAATGGGTCCATTGGGACTTTCTGATGTTCCCCAACCTACTATTAATGCGTTGTGATATCCAACTATTTTCGAATTATTTGAAATATAAACTTCCGTTTTAACGTCGAATATGTCTTCATATATTACGTAACCTGTTATAATTGGGTTTAGTAATATATAACGTTTTATAGTATCCAATCCATTTGTTATTGAAATTTTATCACCGGTTGAATTAACTAGTTCTGAAGAGGATGATCGTAATGGGGAAATATTAGCTATATCTTTAATTTTATAAACTGTTAGGTCTTTTATGTCTGTTCGTGTGCATAATTGTTTATAATCTCCTTGTGTTGAATTATTAACTACTGTACCATTTTGTTGTAAAAATACTAATGCGTTGTAAACAGAATCACCACCACACCCCCATTTTTTATAATATGTACTAATATGACTTGGTCCATAACATGATACGACAAAACTAGGGTCTAATTCTTTTTTAAACAAATAAGATAAGGATTCTATGCAACTCAACACCCAACTATCGGAACAATCACTCGTTTGTTCTTTTACTGGGAATAGTTGTTTGTGGACAAAATTTGTTGGTAATTTGTCTGGCATTGATAATAATTCTTTAACGTCATAGTTTTGTATCCTATTAATATTATTTTCAGAATTAAATTTAAAGACAGTAGTCATGCTTACTATTATCTTTGATTTTAATTTAATTTTTTTTAAAAGAAATTTTTATTATTTTTTAGAGTAATGCTTCAATTATTGCCGGTAATGGTTTATACCCAACAACACTCTTACCAGTATTTTTAGAATATAATGCAGGTACTCCTCTAAATTCCTTTAGTAATTCCTTTGCTATATTCTTACCATCGTCTGTACTTACATCAACCATTTCAACCATCTCTAATACACCGGCTTCAGAAAATTCACCCTTAATCTTGCTGCACCAACCACACGATGGAGAAACAAATAGTATTATATCTAATTCTTGAACCTTATTAACTGCTTCGGATGGGTCCATTTTCGGTGTATCGACAGGCTTCTCAGATGGTTTGGTTTTATTTAGTGAATCAATCAGTTCTTTGACACTGGGTTTAAACCCAACTGAACCGGTTTGCATCTTTTTGGATATAAATGACGGAATTCCCTTGTCTGCTGCACCTAGTTCTTTTGCGATTTTCTGTCCTTCGGGTGTAGTAACATCTACTACTGTTATGGAGTTAATTGAATCTATTAATACGTCGTCCATTTTCTTGCACCAAGGACATGTTGGTGATTTAAAATATATTATATCTAATTCTTTTAGGTTTCCCGTTTTTGAGCCAATATTAATAATATTATTAAATCCAGACTTAATATTTGAGAATGTGTCTGGTGAATTTGTGTCTCCGTTATAGTAACAAGTCCCAGTAAACATTATGAATATTAAAATAATAATGCCAATCCATATAGCTTTATCTTTGTCTATACCTAATCCTTTTGTTGGGTTTGTGGACCCCATCATAAAACCTCTTTTGTTACTGCTAATAATAGGTCCCAATTTTTTTGCGTGTCTTAAGCTATTCATTATTAATATACTATAGATTAATATTTTTAATAAAACGAAATAACTTAAAAAAACGATTAGTATATTAATTAAAGTAAAATGTTTTCTGGGTATAACAAAATATTAGTTCTTTCTGATTCAGAAGAAGATATAACATATATAATAGATAATGTAAATGATAATGTAACTATTTTATATAAATACGGAAATAATATTTCTAAGTATTTATTTAAGAAAGGTATTGAAAATATTAATTTTATTTGTCCGGTCCAAAGTATAGAAAGTGATCTTGGTATAATAATTAAAATCGGTAAACCAGATCTTATAATAACTAAAATTGATTTGGATGACGAACATCTTTTATTGTGTGAAGAAAATAAGATTACAATATTTAATTTTACTAGTAAAGATTGTATATGTGGAGAATGTAGTACATTAACTAATTATCTAGGATTGACAAAAATAAATAAAATATGTTCTGATAAATGTATAATGAACGAACATCCAGAATTTAATGATCTGATTGGTAATATTGTTAGCAATAAAATACAATCCACTATTGAAAAATCATTTAGTAATTCCAAAAAAAATATTGGTACTTTTAAAAATCAAGATCAAGATCCAGTTGAAAAAAAGAAAACAGAAAAATTTCAAAAAATAGCATTGTTAGATGCAAAAAGACATGCATACCAATTAAGGAAAAATGATTATATTAGGAGTATGAGATCACAATCCAATACAAAGGAAATATTTGATGATGATTTAAATAATAATAATGTAGTCACTAAACCAGAAGTATTAAAAATGTGTAAAGCCACAACAAAAAAAGAAGGAAAAGCGTGTAGTAATAAGTCTACAAAAGGAAGCGAATATTGTGGTATAGTTGGACATAGAAAAATGGACCCCAATTATAAAAATGTTAAAAACAATAAAAGTAGTTCTAATAAAAAATTTGAAAAATTAGCAAAGGGTATGAAATTATCTTTCTCCTAAACTGTTATTTCTTTTTCGTTAATTTCTTTTTCGTTAATTATTGGTTCTTCAATTATTTCTTTTTCGTTAATTTCTTTTTCGTTAATTTCTTTAACACACCTCAAAGCGGCTGTATATCCTCTGTAATATAATGTAATTTTATTATCCAACGATAATACGAATGATATACTTCCATAATCGTCTGCATTAATTTTGTATACTGTTCCTTCATATTTTGTTGATTTTCGCATTCTTGTTTCGATAAGATTCATTATTTTAATAATATATGAAGTATTGCTTACATCAACTTCTTCTTGTTTGTTTGTTACCCAAAAACCAATTCCATCTTTAGATAATAAGTGCATTGGAAAATTTTCTAATAATGCACCATCAACATATCTTTTATTCTTGTAAAGAAATGGTGGAAAAATCAACGGTATTGACATGCTTGCTAATATGGCATAATATACTGGCATATCTGGTGTCGTTTCATGATTAAAATATTCTAATCCATCTTCTCCCGAATCTAATGAAACTGCTGATATGTTTAAGAATACTTTATTTTTATTATACAATGATTTAAATGTAATCATGTGATCTATTTTTTTATCTAACACTTGCATTATCCACAAACGATATTTCCCCCCTTCTAAAACAGACCCACAAGTTAGTAATGAAGTAACTGAAATATCTTGAAAATCTGAAATATCTTGTTTTAATACGGTTTCCATCATTTCTTCTATGGTATATCCTATTAGATACAAAACACAAATAAACGATCCTATTGACACTCCATATAATTTAGTTAATTCTAAAAGATCGTGTTCAATTAAGCATGCTAAAACACCTATATAAGATATACCTCTATTAGCAGCTCCAGCTAAACATAATTCTTTTATTTTAGTCATTATTATTAGTAATAGTTATTTTAATGCCTTATTTTAATCGCACATTATTATTTACAAAGATAGATTAATAAATATCATATGTTAATTTGACCGATTCTACTATAATAAGTAAACACCATATAAATATTAACAAAACAGATGCTATAAATTTCAATCGTTTAGGTTTTATTTTTATATTTGTAAAAGGTATTTTCGCGCCTTTTAGTAAACCAAACCCAATTATACCGGTTATAAATATAAGTAATATATATGACACCAATCCAATTACTGAATATATTTTACCACTCGTTAGCAAAATTTCAGTATCGGAAAGCTCTTTGTTATTTATTTCTTTATCGCTTAATTTATCACTCATTATATATACTATTTATTTTATTTTTTATGACATTTTATGTCTTCCAATATTTCATCAGCCATAACGACTAATTTTTGAGCCAATGGACAAGTATTACATTTATCTAAAAAGAATTTAGAATCCATAAGATAACGATATACTTTTTTAATATGGTCTTTACATTCTGGAGGACAAGGACATAATACTGGTTTACTTGTATCGCATTTACATGGATCGCATTTACATGGATCGCATTTACATGGATCGCATTTACATG